CCTTTCCAGGCCTTGCGACCAATATGTAGGAAATCAATATCCGGGTCCACATATACCTCGCCACCGATGCTCCGCCACTCGTCACAGAACAACCAGTCCTCACCGAAATACAGCCCTCGACGAGGGTTCTTGTCGTCGCGCTTAACCCAGCACCGGAAGAACTGCGTTACGGGCTCGCCATTGGGGTCGTCATAGATCAATGGCTGCAACACTCGATCTATGTCTTTGAATACCTGCCGGTTAATCCGCAGGAACCCTGTAGGTAACCGCGCCGCCTTGACAGTTCCATCAGATTCTTTGACAGGAAACTGCTCCAGAAAAGCAACCGGCCATTCAAGTTTCTCGGTTTTTTTCGGATAAATTCCACCGACGACTGGACGACGTAGCCGTGCCATCCGAGTCACCATTCCGGGTTTTGCTGTCGCAACATCATCATCCCAGAAAAATAAATCCGTTGCCTCGGAGTCCAGGAACTTTTGAACAATCTGGCATCGGGTCTGGTCGATATAACAGTTGCCTGATATATAGAACGGCTCAGCTGTTATCCCAGCCGCACCGAGATGATACAGTTCCTGCTTAACAGTCATCTCCATTTCATAAGCTGGCTGGCCTGTGTAGCACGGCACCCCGATAAAAAGGTGCCGTGCCGGTTCACAGTCAAGCACGACCGAAGGTCCATCACTCGGCATGATGTGATCCTCCGGTTAGGACGCTATAGCGCCGAGTTTGGCGCTGATCCATGTCGCAGCCGCGACACAGAAGAACATACAGGAGTTGGTGCCAGCCGTATGTCCCAGCGTGACGCCGGTAGCGCCAGCCGTTCCGTCGATGGTGTCGGAGCCAGCCGCATAGACAATGACGTTGTTAGCGCCCTTATTCGCGACCATGACCTGGGTGCCGATTACTGCCGCCGGCAGTGTAACACCTTCGCCAGATCCCACAGTACCGAGGTCGTTGAAGTTCTTGGTTAATGGCGTAGACGTGGCTCGGTTCGTACCAGCAGACGATACAGTAGCGCCAGAGGCTGACAATAGGCCCGATACGACGACGGAGCTTGCCAACGTGACCGCCCCCGACGCCGCGAGCGTCGTAAACGATCCGGCCTGAGTACCACCGGAGCCTGCATTCGTATACCATTTACCCGCTGCCGGACAGAAGTACTCGACTGCGGTCGAGGCTCCCTGAGCGATACCAGTCGAGCCGGCTGTATCGTTGATGGTGTCTGAGCCGTTGCCGTACACGGTAGCGCTGTTTGCACCGCCGTTGTAGATGACGACTGATGCGCCCGGCGTGGCCTTCGGCAATAGCACCCCGTCGGCAGTCGTACCGACCGTGGCGATCTTGTTAAACCGACCTGTGATTGGGGTAGCGCCGGCTTGGGTCTGGGTGGTCCCGGCGACGTAGCCGTCGCCTGCGGCGACATTTGGAAACGCAAAGGCTGCGTTTAGGTCCGATCCGTCCAACATGCGGAAGCCCGCAAGAAACGGAGTAGGGTTGAGAACTGTAACGGTCATTTTGTTGACTCCTAGTTGTTAGATGTTTGAGATACCGGCTAGGTGGCGAGTCAACACAGGGGCGGACCCTGTGCTACGTTGCCGTTAGCCCGAGTGCCGTCAGTATTCCGGCGGTGCCGGCGACTGTCGGGCTGGCATTAGTCAGCACCAGATACCCGAACAGGTTGAGCGTAGCCTTGATACCCGCGTCGATCATGTTGAGCAGCATGTCCTGCGGGGCCTGCTGGTAGGGCTTGACTGTGACCGAGATTCCGTCAATGATCAGGGTGCCGCTACCCGGTGGGGCCGCAAACGTGTTAGCCCCACCACCAATCGGTGCGGGGCTACTCACAGCCCCCGGCAGAAGCGGCCAAGTCGCAATGCAGATAGTGCCAGTTGTAGCCATCTAGTTATCCTCCTTCTAGCGTATTTGGTCGCTGTACGGGTTGTAAATGCCAGGCCTCGTGAGGTCCGTGGGCATGAACAGCCGCCCAATCTGGGTATACGCACCCCGGATGACGTTGAGGGAGTCCTTGGCCAGCCCAATAAGTTCGGCATTGGGTGGGGCCGTATAGTTGGGACCGAGCCGTATCGCCAAATTGTACTCCATCCCCGCGAAGTACTCATCCGGGAACAGATACTGCGCCGTGACCGTGGCGAAATACGGCAGGTCGAACTTGAGCGACACATGGAGTTCGTAAATATCCGGCTGCATCACAGGCCAGGGATACAGTTTACCCAGCGGCCAATCCGAGTCATAGAACAGATACATAGGGAAGGACTGGAGTCGTTTGATGCTGATCGCGTTGTAGTCCTCGCGGGCGGTCAGGATCTCCAGCGGGTAGTCGATCTGGTTTGGCTGGGACTGGATCAGTTGCCTAAAGAACGCACTCTCGATCTTGTCGGGCCGGGCCCCTACGTCGATGTCGCCGCCCGGCCCAATGGTGTAGAATTGGGAGCCATTACTGAGTTTGCTCTGATCAATCAAATGATACACCAACCAGCGCTTCTTCCGCCACTGGGCAATCATCTGGTTGAGCCGACTGAAGGCGTCATTCGTGTCCTCGGCGTTAGGCGTCTGGCCAATGCCGATTACACCACGGTCCCTGAGGGCGGCTTTGATGATGTCTAGGGCGGTAGAAGTTGCTGGAAAGGCCATGGCCTAGCTCCGTTACTTGGGTTTCGCCGGAGACGGGGCCTTGGTGCCGACCTGGGCTGTCGGCTGTGGCGGCTTGTCCCCGACCTTCAGCTCATCCGGTAGATCCACCTCGTCAGCCTTGGCATTGAGTTCAGCGCGTAGGGCATCCTCTCGTGCGCGCGATTGCTCCAGTAGCTGTAGGAGATGGGCCTTCTCGGACTGCTCCGCTGCCTGTGGCGCGTTGCCCTCGGGGTCCTCCTGCGCAACTTTGAGTTCCTCCGCCAAGTTCTGAACAATGATACGTTGGCCGTTGGGTCGAGTTACCCACTTGGGGTATTCCTGATAGACGTAGTCCGGGAACACGAGTTTGTCGTAGATCCCGTTAGTGCGAAACTGCTGCTGTGCCATCACTTTCCTCGCTTTTGCTTGTTGGACTTCCCGGCCTTACTCAGTGCAATAGCCACGGCCTGTTTCTGTGGCTTTCCGGCAGACTTCTCCATGAGAATATTATGGGAAATCGTTGCCCTCGACGAGCCTTTTTTAAGCGGCATAACAAATACTCCAGAGGAGGGACCGAAGTCCCTCCCCAACCGTTGACTAGATCGCGTCGGCGACTTCGACAGCCCACTCCGGGCGGACCCAGAGATAGCCGTATAGGACATCAAGGCGGGTAATGAACTGGTCCGTCATAATGTTATAGGCCGAGATCATTCGCATCGACACATCGTCGAATACCTCTCGGGCCGCCTCGTGGACTCCCTTCGGGAGTTCCAAATCTGCCGTCGCCAGCGTCACCGCCTCCGGAACAAAGGCGATGTTTTTCCGGAATACGCTAGATGCCAGCGTGACCACGTTGACATTCGCGCCCGACGCCGGGCTCACGTCTACCGTCTGGTACTGGACCTGAGCGCCCGACGCAGCAGCCGGGATCAGGGCCGGATAGATCGGAATAGCCGTACCGCCAGACGCCACCGTGGCGGTCACGACAAACTGGGCCAACTGGCCGTTGCTGGCCTTGGTAATCCGGTTGACCGAGTTGACACCATCGAACGTGATAATGTCGCCGATTTTCAGTCCACCAGTGATCGCCCCAGTGACGATGCTGAGTCCAGTCTGGTTCGATCCGGAGACCTGTTTGGTCCCCGAGTAGGCCGCCGTGGTGTGCTTGATCACGGTCTGATCCATGAACCAGTCGAACCCGAGAGCCTGCTGCATCTGGCCAGATGCGTACTGGGACGAGATTTTCGCGGAAGGGTTGAACAGACCAGCTAACGAACTCACCGTCCGGGCCTGCGTGACCGGGTCCATTATAATTTTCCGGTTCATACGGGGCGCAGAGATCTGATCCAAGATCGCTCCCGCCTGGAGCCAGGTCGCCGCAGTCGGGCTCAGAACATTCCCACCGGAATCGAGGTTGGCGGTAAAGTTGCTGACGCCGCCCTCGGAGCCAGCCATGACGTTTGACGCAACGGCACCGGCCAGATTGTTGACCATGGGGGCCAGAACCCGTTTGCTGAAGTCATCCAGCGACATGGTCCGATCCACGGACGAGTAGCTAACGTCAACACCCTGCTGGGTGGCGAGCGTCAGAGTCGTGGACTGTTCGGACGTATCCTGGACGCTAGCCGCCGGGCCTGTCCGAACGGTGAAGTCGTTGGGGAGCCGGATACGCAGCGCGGTGCCGATCTTCGCCCCGGTCTTGGCGAACGAGTCGTCGTACTGGGAGTCGATATGCCGGATAAACTCGTTGGAGTTCTTCCAGAGCCGGATCGCTTCCCGAGTAATCATATTGATGGTCAGCAGTGAGTTAGCCACTTCAGTCTCCTGTTGTTTGCCTCAGTCTCTCCGAGACTGCAAGGCGGTTAAGGTTGTGGTCGCAGCCCTATTACAGTCCGGGCAGGAGACGGGCAGTGTCGTTTTAGGTCTGACACGAGGACCAGGCATTAGGCGCGATTCTTTTCAGCGAGTTCTTTATTCCGTTGTCTCATCCAGACATCAATCGGGACTCGCTCGTTGTACAAGTCCGCGTCCTGAGCGCCGCCGCCGGAGCGGGGCGGTTTGATCGGCTCAGGAGCATCGGAGAGTTTCTTGGCCTTCGGCGTTTCCAACTTGGCCCCGAATTTGACCAACGCGGCGGCCCGTTTCACCGGAGGCAGATCGAAGATCTCCTGGGCTTTATCGAGGTCCTTGCCAAGGGCATAGAACACCTCGGCGGGATTGTCAGTCTCTAGGATCATCTGGGCGGTATCAATAGGGAGGCCCCCGAGCTTCTGGAAATTCGTCAGGGCCGAGTCAAAGTCCTCGTGGGCTGTCTTGCCAACCTTATACGCGGCGTCACAGTCCTTGTTGAACTGGGTGACCTCGGTTTTCTGCGTAGCCCGGCGCTCGACCTCGGCATCTAGCTCCGCCTGGGTGAACTGCCGTTGCCCATCAGTTTTGGGCTGGTTGTCAACCTTGACCTCTTTGCCACCCTTTTGCAGCTCATCCACCATGGACTGGAGAGCTTCTGCACGGCGGCTGATGTCGCCCTTCTCGCGGGTCAGCTTATTGATCCGA